GGGCAATTATGAGGCGAAACGTATTGCCATGACGGAAGTGGCCGCAGCGTATGGTTTCGCCCGGCATGCCGGCATGGAAGCGGCCGGCATTGAATTCAAATCCTGGCTTACCAGTCACGGCCCGACGGTCCGGGCGGCGCATCGCAACGCGGAATTTGATTACGGCGCCGCCAGCAAGGCGATTCCGATTGATCAGCCGTTTCGTGTTGGCGGCGAGGAACTCATGTATCCCGGCGATCCGGATGGATCTCCTGGCAATGTCATCAGCTGTCACTGCATCCAATTGGCGCGCACTGCGCCTGCCCCCAAATAATTTATGAGCAAACCAGCGTAACGCTGGACCCAATTATGAAAAACAAAACACAAGAATTTAACCAGACGTTGCGGTCGGACCTGAAAGTCATGCGCAGCGGCATCCACGGCAAAGGCCGGCGCATCACGGTCACCAGCCAGGACGGGCGGCAAAGCTACGGCATTGACCGTCGCAACGCGAATGCCGACACCGCGCAATTGTTGAACAGTAAAATCCCTGTGGCCGTTCTCCGCCCACCCTTATGAAAACCCTACGCCGCACCATTCATCCTGAAGTTCGCGTCCTGGACGAAAAAGCCGGGATCGTGGAGTACATCGCCAGCAATGAAACCCTCGACAGTTATCGCGAGGTGATCAAGGCCGACGGCTGGCGTTTTGATGAATTCGATAAAAACGCGCCGTTCGTGGATTCGCACAATTACGAGTCGGTTGGCTGTTTGTTGGGCAAGGTGATTGATCACCAGGTGAAAGGCCGGCAATTGATTGAGACCGTCAAATGGGCGATTGACGCCGGATTGCCAGAAGATCACTTGGCGAACATTGGATTCAAAATGACGCAGGCAGGCTACCTCAAGGCTGTCAGCGTCGGCTTTATGCCGGTGAGCTATGCCACGAAGTACGATTCCAACAAGTCCAACTGGCAAGCGGCACTGGATGCCGTCGGCATCAAGGAAGACACCGGCGTGCGCTGCATTTATCTCGAACAGCAGCAGAAAGAACTTTCCGCCTGTGTGATCGGCGCGAATCCCGACGCCGTGGCCAAAGCCTACAAGGCGGGCATCCTGAGCGATAAATCGCTTGAATCATTTTCCAACGAATACGCGAAACGTGAAACCGCCAACATCACCGACGATCCTGCTGATGTGATGATGGCCCGGCAGCAGGCGCGCAACCGATTCCTGTTGGAATTGCAGTTCCGAATTAACGAATTATGAAAACCTCCATTTTAAACTCCGTCGGCGGCCCGGTCTGGGATCTGCGCCGGCGCAACTATCATCTTGATGATGAATCCAGCGCGGAAGGTGTTCTGCCGGACGCCCAGTTCCAACAGAAAGTTCTCCGCGGCGTGGAAGCTCTGTCTGAGACGCAAAAGAAACAAGGCAACGATGTTGCCAAGGTTCTCGCCGATCTGGACCGTGCTGACAAGGAAGTCAAAAAAGCCTTGGAAGAATTGACCGCCGTCAAGAATACCGCGAACAGCACGTTTGAAGATGTGCAGAAGAAAATCGCCGCCGTGCAGAAACAGGTGGCGCTGAATGCGCATTCCAGTTTCCGGAGCCCGATTGAGAAAAGTTTGGCTAACGAGGAATTCCGTTTCCAGATGAATGCCATCGCCCGCTATATGATCGCGGCGACTACGAAGGATTATAGCCGGCTGGATCCCGCGCATAAGAAAGTTGTAGATGATGCGAACGCGGTACAGAAGGCGTTAACCGGTGTGGATACCGGACTCGGCCAGGCGACAGTTCCCACCGACACGTTCAACACGATCTATGATCTGCTGCTCCAGTACGGCGATTTCGCCACGCTGGGCGTGGATCGCGTCGGGGCCCGGACGAATGTGCTGCCCTTGGCCACCAGCCGTCCGCAGTTCTACTGGATTGGTTCGCAGTCGTCCCTGGCGGAAGGTTCCGTGATCACGAGCGGTAATTTCGGCGGCGGTCAGGTCATGTTAATCATCAATACGCTCGCCGTGCTGATGTACATCGCCCGTGAGTTGTTGCAGGACTCCACGGTGGATCTGGCGCCTTATGTGACCCGGCAGATGATCCAGTCGATTGACTGGGGCATGGACACCGCAGCCTTCATCGGAACGGGAAACCAGGACACCACGAACGGCGGTTATGTTGGCATCTTCAATTCCGGCCTGGCCAACACGAATCTGGCTTTGAACGCCGGCCCCGGCCGCACGATCGTCAGCAAGCTGTTGATTGATGATTTCGTGCAAACGATCCTCACGGTCAGCGCGCAAGTGTTGAATAAGAAGCCGATGTGGTGGGCTCATCCGCAGATGATGGCGCGCATCGCGTTGATCAAGGACGGTCTCGGCCGCCCGATCTTCCAGACCTGGCAGGAAGTGCCGAATCCCGGCGCCATTGGTTCCATTCTCGGTTATCCGGTTCATCCGACGGCGATCGCGCCTTCCACGGACGGCGCCGGCCAGCCTGTGACTGTGTTCGGAGACCCCGAAGGCCAGGTGAACGGAATTCGCGCCGACTTGGAACTGGCGACGAGCGCGGACATCGGGTTCCCGCAGAACCTGCTTGCCTACCGCACGCTGCTGCGCGCCGGTTGCAAGATTCTCACCCAGCCGGCCAGCACCACGCTAAAGCCGTTCGCCGTTCTCTCGAACGCCGCCGTCTGACCAACGTGACGTTGGATCCAAATAACAGAAACAGAAAATTCTGAATCATTAAAAAATTATGAAATCTGAAAATGAAATTAAGGCCATGCCGCTTGAGGATCTGCAAAAGTTCGTTGTGGACTTGCGCCAGATTCCGACCGGCGATAAAGGCTATGCCAACGCGAAGGCGATGATCACTTTTTGCACAGAGCTCAAAAAGTGGAAGGAGCCGGCGCTGATCGAAGTCAAGAACACGGCGGATTTTGATCTGCCGGTCGATGGGAAGACGATTCCCAAGGAATCCACGGGCAAGGTCTATAAATGGCAGGCTGACGCGCTTTCGCGCTGGCTTGAGGTTGTGGATGCCGCCAAGGTCGCCTTATTGATCCTCGCGCTGCTGTTGGGCTGCAGCTTCCCTGCAATGGCGCAAAATAACCCGTATGCGACGGGCGGTCCCTCAACGTACAACGTGCAAGCCATTAATGGTTATGTGGGTTATACGAACCTGACCTTTGCTACCAACACGGCTAACAGCATCTTGGGAACGAACTTCCTGCTGACGCCGGTTTACACCACGAATGTGATCGTCCTGCCAAACTGGACGTTTACCTCTGGTATCTGGACGAATATTCCAACCACGAACAGCATCATCACCACGAACATTCCCGGTATCGTGAGCGCAGTAAACTCCGATACTCTGGATATCTTTTGGGGGTATCAGTTGATGGGTTCATCGGTGGTCGCTCCTGGTCAATTGCAGCTCGACTATTCTGCTGACCTGATCAACTGGCAAACGAATGCCTTCACATCTCAGCTTGCTTCCAGCAATACCTGGTTCGTGAGCACGAACATCCAGTTGACGTTGTTTGCGCCGGGTTATATCCGGTTCAATTACATCGGTTATCCCACCAACACGGCCGCCCTGGCCATGACGAACGTCGTCTTGGAAGTCGGCAAGAAACCCAATCGTACCGGCCCCTGACCAAGCGGAGCTTGGAACCAATCGTTTAATCGCATGAATACACAGCCGCCAGAAGTGCAACAGCAAGAGTACCCAATTGGGTCGCTTCTGGCGGCTTTTTCCACCATCGCCACCATTATATGAACGTCGGATTTTCAAACCTCGCCTCGCTGAAAGCTCAATTGCTTTCTGCGAACCTACAGACGAATACCGCCTTTGATACCCGTCTGGTCGCGATCGGATTGGGTGTGGCAAAATCGTTTGAACGGTATTGCAATGCTGAATTCACATATCAGCAGGGGATTCTGGAAGTCTTTCAAGCGGATCGCCCGTTCTGGTACACCCGGCGTACGCCGGTCAGCATCTTTACCAAGGTGGAGTTGCGCTATTTCCGGTCTGATTCCTGGACCGATATCTCCGGCCAACCTTTGGCCACCGACGAAGAAAAAGGAATGATTGATTTTGGGTACACGCTCGGACGTTCGCCGATGCAAGTGCGGGTGACATACAACGGCGGGTTCTTCTGGGAACAGCTTGAACCGACGGATCCGGGCTACCCGACGGCCGTCCCGGTCGATATCAGCGCTAATTCCGCTGGCATTGATCCCACCAAGTTTTATCTGCCGGCGGATCTGTTGTTCGCCTGGCAAATGCAATGCCGCAAAGTCTGGGAAGCCATTGACAAGATTGGTAACCAGATCGTGAACGTTGGATCCAACGCCCGCAATCCGGCGGAAGTGATGGCGGGATTGGAATTGATTCCCGAAGTCCAAGGCATTCTCGCCACGTACAAACGATTCCAGCTCACCTGACCAGCGGGACGCT